GCGGCGCTCACCTTTGCAGCATCCAGTATTATCTGCGCTTTTGGCTTAGCAGCTGTCGCACCTCGCTCGCCGTATCGGCACTTAGAATTATGCGGTATTGCCATAAAAATAGTTGGCAGACCATGAACCGTTATTCCATAGCAAACGGTGCGTAAAAAGTAAAGTGCCCGCGGGCTAAGGAACGCCGCACTGTGGTGTTCCTTACGGCACTTGCGTGCCGCCGCCCTGTTCGAGTATCTCCGACGCTGCACCAGATCGTGCTTTCTTAAAATAGAGCAATAAAAAAGCGCCCTACACTTTCGTGTAAGGCATTCTTTGGTGCACCATCAGTGGGCGCGTTAAGAATTCAGTCCGGTCCGCTTGTCGGCCTGTAAGGCCTCCATTTTGCTTCGCAAAACCGCTCGTGCGGTTGTACGCCGCGCGCGGCGTACATTGTTCGCTCCCCGCTTTCGCTCACGCTCAATCATGGCCCCTGCCCACAAACCCGCAGCCATTTTTAGCGACCAGTCCCCGCGAGCTGAATGCGAACCGTAGGCGAAGCATGAAGCCGTTCCGGAGGGAATGGTGCACCAGATCGTGCCTTCTTGAAATAGAGCAACAAAAAAACGCCCTACACTTTCGTGTAAGGCATTCTTTGGTGCACCATCGGGGACTCGAACCCAGGACCCACTGATTAAGAGTCAGTACTGGGCAACGATACAACGTTCAAATTATCGCTTTACCGTTAGTCTCAGGCAGTCAAAAGTAGTCAGGATGGCTCCGGGATGTAGTCAGTTTGTAGTCAGGCCGTGCCCTCCGTTCTATCCGCAGCGGACGGGGCGGCGTTGAAATAATCGTCCAGTTTGCCGCTCATCTTCAGGCCGTCTTCGGCTTCCAGGTGGGTGTAGATCCGGGCGGTCATCTCGATGCTGGCGTGACCAAGCAGCTGCTGGGCGGTGCGCAGATCCACACCGGCGTGGTACAGGCAGGTGGCATAGCTGTGGCGCAGCATGTGGGCGTGCACCGGCAGCAGTGACACCCCCGCCACATAATAGACCCACATCTTTTTATAGGCTGACTGCGTCATCACGCCGCCGTCGGCTTTGGTCACAACGTGCTCCCCCAGGTGTGGGGTGGCGTCCAGAATCGCACGCAGCTTGGCAGGTACCGGCACCAGGCGGTGGGATGCTGCGTTTTTTAGCTCCATGCTGGGGTCCGGCTGATTGCCGCCCGCAAAGGTCACGGCTCGGCTGACAACCAGCGCCGCCGGGCCGACATCCCGCCATTGCAGGCCCAGGGCCTCTTCCTTGCGCAGGCCGCAGTAATAGCAGAGCGCGCAAAACGCCTTGGCCCGCGGCTCCGCAATAGAGGACAACAGTTCCTCCGCTTCGTCCTGCGTCAGGTATTTCTTTTGCTTAGGGCGCGCGTGGGTCGTAATGCGGATGCCGTCGGTGGGGTCATCGCGGATCAGGTGGTTTGCCTGGGCCGTCTGCATGATCTGCCGCACCGTGATCAGCACCTTGTGCTGCAGGGATTCCGACTGCTCCGTGATTTCCGCCATAATAGCCCGGATATGTACCGGCCGCACCTCCTGCAGCTCCATGCATCCAATGTGCTGCATGATGTGCAGATTGTAGGCATCCCGGTACATTTTGGTGGTGGCGGGCCGCAGCCCCTGCTTGTAGGAGCGCAGCCAGATTTTTGCCCACTCGCCCACCAGGGTGTGGTCCCCCACTTTCAGCCCCGCTTCATCCTGCGCCTGCACGGAGCGCACCGCGGCTTTCAGTTCCGCTTCGGTGCGGCCATACACCAGCCGCGTTTTGCCGTTGGAAAGGGTGATCCGCTTCTGGTAGCGGCCATCTGGACGGCGGGTCAATTTTTGTTTGGGCATAAAAAATACACCTCCAAGGTATGACTTGTAAGCCTGCCTTAAAGGTGATACAATACAAGTGTTGGGTTGGTATTGTATCCACTTTTAGTGGGCAAGCTGATCTATGGAAACGCTCTCGGTGTTGGTAGCACCGGGGGCGTTTTTTTTATTTATATGTTGCTATTTCAATAAAAAATTTTGTCCTTTTGTCAATCAAAGAAACTGCCGCAAAAATGGGGCGCGCTTCCTTTTTTGCATTATAAATAGCGTCTTCCAAATAGCTGGGTCGCAGTTCCCCAATCTTTGTATCGTTCCAATATGCTTCAATCGGAAAGCACTCCACATCTCCCGATTTTGATAATTTTAATTCTATTGGATCTCCTCTTTTCACTCCCATGGAGAGAAGCGTCGATGTCCTCTTTCTGTTACTACTTAGCGTAACATCTGCGTACAAGTTAGCTCGCAGACGCCCCTCCATCTGTGCTGGTGACAGCGGATTGTCTCCCAGTAATTTTCTAATCTCAGATTCTGAAGCATACAAAAATTTATCTTCAGCCGTGATCCTGCCTACTTGTTCCTGAAAAGTCATCGCGTTTTTTCTCCCTTCTGCAGACAACTTACCACTTCACGCCATCATTTCTTTCAGCTTTTCCCTGTCCCAAAGCAAAACATTCGTCTTCTGGGCCGTTTCGATTGCTGCGGGGGTAAATGTACTGTTGGTAAGCACTACAGCAACCATCCGGTGGTAATACTGCGCGCCGGATGTTGCTTCCTGCACAGCATGGTTCCCTACCTTATCCGAATAGCATTTACACTGCACGGCATAAGTTACGCCGTCTTTTTCTGCCAGAACGTCCACGCCAAAGTCTCCGCTGGCCTGTGTGACCTCTACATTTACAAAACCATTTTCCTTTAGCAGTTCAGCACAGAAATATTCAAATTCATGGCCATCCATGGCATCTACTGCCGCAAGCTTGTTTTGCATTTCCGGGTAGTAGTTATCTGACAGCACTTTTTTGAGCTTTTTAATCTTATATTCAAGAACCCGTATTCTGATTAGATTCTCAATTCTTACCAGCGGAAACGAAAGAACTGCCGCAATAATTGCTATGCCTAAAAGGACAAAGGCCGGGGTGCTTCCTCTTTGAATCGAAGAAATTCCAAATCGCAAAAAAATCAGTACGAAAACTGCGCAAAATGTCACTAGGTATGGACGACTTTTTATCGTATTCCAGAGCTTTGATTTCACTGTGTGCCGCCTTTCTGCCACTCGCTGTGGCATATTTATTTAACGTGCTTTCTCAAAACCAGTGTGTATACCCCGTTGCCTTGCCTTCTATCTGGATGTCATCCAGCTCCGGGCCGGAGTAGGATTTGGGGCGGTAGGCGCTGTTGGCGGGCACAAGGGTGATGGTGCTGCCGTCATAATACACGCGCTTGAGGGTGGCTTCGTCCCCAATGCGGACGGCGGCTATTTCGCCATCTTCCACCTGCGGCTGGGTTTTGATGTAGACCACATCATTATCCCGGATGCCGGCATCAATCATGCTGTCGCCATGGCAGCGCAGGCAGAAATCGCAGACGATACCCTCCGGCACATCCACATACTCCTGCACGTTCTGCTCTGCGGTGATAGGCTCACCGCAGGCAATATCCCCCACCAGCGGCCGCTTGACGGTTTTGGGGCGGGGTTCAAAGCCGGCGGGGATGGCATCATCTCGCTTTTTCTGCAAGATTAGGGCATCCTTAATATTGCCTGCTTGAGCAAGGAGATCTCCATCTATTTCATTTACAATATCTAAAGTTTTGTCATCTATTCTAACATTGCTTTTTCCCAGCAGATAATCAATAGAAGTATTATAGAAATTCGCAATGTTAATTAGCGTTTCGGAATTCGGTTCGCGTGTACCTTTTTCGTAATTCACATAAGTGGTATAGGGCATTTCCAGCGCACGCGCTGCATCTTTCATGCTTATCCCGCGTTCCTGCCGCAGTTCCTGCATTCGGTTCATTATACGAACCTCCTTTTACTCTATATGTATATTATAATACACAAAACGAGTAACAGGTCAACTACAAAGCGCAAAAAATACTCAAAATGGGCATGGTGCACAATTTGCATCAACTCATTTTGAGCATTTTTTGTCTTTACAAATACCCAAAACGGGTATATTATAATTGCAGTTACCCGAAATGAGTAACGCAAAATGAAAGGAGGTAATAGTAATGCCTTATCCCAACATAAATGCCGAGCGAAGCCGCATGGGGCTGACTATTGAAGAATTGGCTGAAAAACTCGGCGTAACTCGGAAGACTGTTTATAACTGGATGGTTCGCGGGAACATTCCCCAGTCAAAGCTTGAAGCTATGTCGAGTCTTTTCAATTGTTCTATTGACTATTTGCTCAAGAAAAATCCTTAAGCCCCACCAGTCCCCTGCTTCGGACTTCCAAGGGGTTGACAAGGATAAATTTGCAAAAGGAGGTGCCCCCATGACCCTCTACACCGCCGAGCGCCTGGCCGAGATGCTGGGCGTGCAAAAATCCACCGTACAGCAGCTTGTGCGTGCCGGGGAGTTTGGCCCCACGGTCAACGTGGCACGTAAACACCTGGTGACCGAAGACGGCCTGGCCGAGTTCATTGCGCGCCGCACCGGCCCCGCGCACAGCGGCCTTGCCCCCGCACCGCAAACCAACTATCACCACCGGCACAGCGACCGCGACCCTGGGCCGATCTGAAAGGAGAACGACAATGCCCCAAACAAAAACAGCCGCCCCGGTGTTGCAGCACCGTGACGGCCAGACGAAAAAATTCATCACCCGTATTTTACCCCACATCAGCCCCATTTGCAAGGCTTTCGCCAATTTCACGCTAACCGCCTGCGGGCTGGGCGCGCTGTGCGCCGTGGCCGCCCTGGGCCAGGGCGGCGGGGCGGCTGCAATGGCCGGGCTGGCATCCTGCCTGCTGGGCGGCTGGGCCGCGATCACGCTGCGGGAGGTGGCGACATGCGCGGAATCGTGATTGACCCCGGCGCAAAGCCGGAACTTTACCGCCTGCCGGACACCCTGCAGGAACTGCAGCGCTTTATGGGCGGGTACGCGCAGCGCTGCCCGATCAGCAACCGGTTTGCCGCGCTGTTTTATCTGCCGCAGGCCGGGCAAAGCCTGCCGACCCGGCATTACAACGGCCGCTGGTTTTATGGTCGGCTCTGCCTTGTGGGCTGGCGCAACGCCCGCATGACCGACCTGCCCATGCCGCTGGCCGAAGAGTTGCTGCAGAAATTCACACCTGTGGAGGTAACGCTATGAACGAATACGACGCCATCCGCGCTGCTTTTGCCCACAACCGCAAGGACGCCGAACTGCTGCTGCACGAAACCGTGCGCGGCATTCTGGCGGAGGCAACGAGCAACAAGGTCAAACAACTGGAAAAGATCAGCCTGTGCTACAGCGCCGCGGACACCGGCACTGCCCAGCGCAAAGCGCTGATCAACATGGAGGTAGAAGATTGACTGACTACATGATCTGCCAGAATCAGGACAATCACCTGCTGTACGCCTTAAAGCACGGCAGGTTCTGGTTCTGGGACGAACACCAGACCAAATGGGTGCCCAGCGATTTTGCCGCCCAGCAGTACGCCAAGGCCCTGACCGAAGAGCCCGACCTGGCGCAGGAGGACTGGCTGGGGAGATGCTTCGGCATCCTGATGGATGACTACGAGGTACCGGACGCTGTGGTAAAAGCCCTGCGCGCGCTGTCCAACAAGGAGGAACCACCATGCAAAGTGAACACGACTGCCCCGAATGCGGATGCTGCTGCGACTACGGCCGCCCCTGCTGCCACGTTGGCGGAGGAAACATCGACCACCCAGGCGGATGCAAACAGCTGCCCGCCGGGCCCCTGCTCCCCTGCGGATGCTTCCGGTGCAATGTCAAACCCGTCCGGTGCCGCAGCTGCCTGTTCGGCAGCGGAGTTTGATTATTCGGGGCTGGATGCCCAAACCGTTACCGACCTGCACCTGGCCGAACAGATGTACACATCGGGACGCAAGCTGGCCGAAATGGGCCTGCGCCGCATGGCTGACGGCGTTTCCATTGCGCACGACGCGCTGTGCGTTACCATTGCGACAAAATGTCGCAATGGTAAGGGGGCGTTTTCCGACAGCGAAAAGACCTTCGGGAGCTGGTGCGAGAGTGTCGGTCTAAACCGCAAGGCGGCCGAGCGGCTGCTGCAGGTGGCAAAGCTGTTTGATTCCAGCAGCACCCGCCAGCAGCAAGTGCTGGAAGAGCTTTCCCCTTCTTTATTATATGCTGCTGCCAAGCCCAGCGCCCCCGCCGACCTGGTGCAGGCCGTCAAATCCGGCGACATTACCACCCACAAGCAATACCAGGATTTGCTGAAAGAAAACCAGCAGCTGCGCGCCGACCGGGTGAACGCCCTCAATGCCGCAGCCGCCGCCGAAGCCGCCCGCGATGCCGCCCTGGCCGATGTTGATGGCCTGCATGAGCAGAACCGCCAGCTGCAAGCCGCCGCCACCGGTGCCCAGGAAAGCTACCGCACCGCCCACAAAAACGAAGATTCCGCCCTGCGCCGCGCCGCCGATGCCGAACAGCGGGCAAAGGAAGCGGAAAAGCAGCTGGCCGGTGCCCGCCAGGTTGCCGATGCCGCCCGGATGCGTGCCGACAAATACCAGCGGGAAGCCGAAGCCGCCAAGGCGCAGCCGGTGGCCGCCGCTGTGGACGAGGATGAGATCAACCGCCGTGCCCACACCCTGGCCGATGAACTGACCGCCCCTTTGCGCAGCGAGCTGGAAGCCGCCAAAGCTGCCGCCGCCACACCGGAACAAATCGAGCTGGACACCCGCAACGCCTATGACAGCCTGCTGCTGGCCGGGCGCGCCATGCAGAACGCCTGGAAGTCCGTCAAGCCGCAGCTGGCCAAGCTGCCGCCGGACACCCGCGCCGGGGCCATCAACCAACTGACCAACACCCTGACTGAAATTCAAACGGAGGCAATAAAATGTCTGTAAAAATTGCGGCTCTGGAAGCCGAAAATGTAAAACGCATCAAGGCGGTTGCCCTCACGCCCTCCCCCACCGGGCTGACCATTGTGGGCGGCAACAACAACCAGGGCAAAACCAGTGTGCTGGATGCCCTGGCCTGGGCCCTGGGCGGCGAGAAGTTCCGCCCTACCGCCGCTGTGCGGGACGGTGCCCTTGCCCCGCCCCACCTGAAAGTGATCCTGTCTAACGGCGTTGTGGTGGAGCGCAAGGGCAAAAACAGCAGCCTGACCGTGACGGACCCCACCGGCCAGCGCAGCGGCCAGCAGCTGCTGAACGCTTTTGTGGAGCCGCTGGCGCTGGACCTGCCCCGCTTTATGCAGGCCAGCGATAAAGACAAGGCCGACACCCTGCTGAACATCATCGGTGTGGGGGATGCTTTGACCGGCCTGGACCGGGAGATCAAAGCCCTGTACGACCGCCGCACCGTGATCGGCCAGATCGGCGCCCAGAAACGCCACGCCGCCGAAGAGCTGACCGAATACCCCGACGCCCCGTCCGAACCCGTTAGTGCCATTGAGCTGATCCAACAGCAGCAGGAGATTTTGCTCCATAACGCCGACAACCAGCGCAAGCGCGACCGCCTGACCGAGATTACCCACGCCAAGCACCGCGCCATGGATGAGCTGACCCGCTTGGAGGAACAGCTCAAAACCCTGCAGGAGCACCGCGGCCAGCTGGTAGAGGAATACAACGCCGCCTGCGTGCAGGAGGAAGCCGCTACCAAGACCGTGGCCCAGCTGCAGGATGAATCCACCGCAGAGCTGGAGCAGAGCATCCGCAATGTGGAGGAGATCAACCGGCAGGTATCCGCCAACCTGGCAAAATCCAAGGCTCAGGACGAAGCCGAGCGCTATGCGCAGGAATACACCGCCCTGACGGAGCAGATCAAGGCAAAGCGCACCGCCCGCATGGACCTGCTGAACGGCGCAGACCTGCCCCTGACCGGCCTGGGTGTGGAGGACGGCAGCCTGACTTACAACGGCAAGCACTGGCAGGACATGAGCGGCAGCGACCAGCTGCGGGTGTCCACCGCCATTGTGCGCCGCCTGAACCCCGACTGCGGCTTTGTGCTGCTGGACAAGCTGGAACAGATGGACCTTGCCACCCTGGCGGAGTTCGGCAGCTGGCTGCAGGCCGAAGGATTACAGGCCATCGCCACCCGCGTTTCGACCGGCGGGGAGTGCCAGATCATCATTGAGGATGGCAGGGTAAAAGACGCCGAGGAGCCACCCGCCCCCAAAGCATGGACGAAAGGAGCGTTCTGAAATGAGCAAATACGCAATCACATCCGGCACCATTGCCGCGCCGGTCAAAACCGTTCTGTACGGGCCGGAGGGCATCGGCAAAAGCACTTTTGCCGCCCAGTTCCCCGCCCCGGTATTCATTGACACCGAGGGCGGCACCAAGCGGCTGAACGTTGCCCGCCTGCCCGCGCCCACCAGCTGGGCCATGCTGCTGGATGAAGTTGCCGAGGTCAGCCGCGGCAATGTGCCCTGCGGCACCCTGGTGATCGACACCGCCGACTGGGCCGAACGGCTCTGCATTGACGCCGTCTGCGCCCGCGCCAAGGTCAAGGGCATTGAGGATTTCGGGTACGGCAAGGGCTATACTTACGCGAAAGAAGAGTTCGGCAAGCTGCTGGATGCCCTGGAAGAGGTGCTGAACACCGGGCACAACGTGGTGGTTCTGGCCCATGCTGCCATCACAAAATTTGAGCAGCCCGATGCCGTTGGCAACTATGACCGCTGGAGCATGAAAACCAGCAAACAGGTAGCCCCTCTGCTGCGGGAATGGTGCGACATGCTGCTGTTTGCCAACTACAAAACCGTGGTAGAAAAGGCCGGCAGTGCCCCCAACGCCAAGAACAAGGCCAGCGGCGGGCGGCGGGTTCTCTACACCAGCCACCACCCCTGCTGGGATGCCAAAAACCGCTTTGGCCTGCCGGAAGAACTGCCCTTTGAGTATGCCAGCATCGCCGCCTGCATCCCGGACCCGCACCCCGGCGCAGCCCCCGCGCCGCGCCCCATCATGGCAGAGGATGCCCCCGCCCCCAAGCCTGCACCGGTGCCGGTTCCCGCTGCACCTGCTGCACCGCCTGCCGTGCCTGCCGGGATCTCCGCCAGTGATCTGCAGGCGCAGGGCGTGCCGACCGCCCTTGCCCAGCTGATGGCCGCCAATAATGTGACCCCGGAGGAACTGCAGACCGTGGTCGGCCAGCGCGGGTACTTCCCCGCCGATATGCCGGTCAAGGATTACCCGGCTGATTTCGTCAGCGGCTGCCTGGTGGCCGCCTGGCCCCAGGTGCTGGAGATGATCTGCACCAACCGCGATGTACCGTTTTAACAAATACAAAGGAGATTTACCGATGGCTGAATATATGAACAACATGCCGGATGCTGCCCTGGACTGGGACAGCGAGGTTACCAACGAACAGCGGGAATTTGTGCTGCTGCCTGCGGGCAATTACCTGTTTACCGTGCAGAGCTTTGAGCGTGCCCGCTATGAGGGCAGCGCCAAGCTGCCGCCCTGCAGCATGGCCAAGCTGACCATTACCATCCATGGCGGCGACAAAGGCGAAACCACCGTCACCCACCGCCTGTACCTGCACACCAAGACCCAAGGCCTGCTGGGCGCCTTTTTTGAGAGCATCGGCCAGTGCAAGCGCGGCGAGACGTTCCGCCCCCGCTGGAACGAAATTGTCGGTGCGCAGGGCATGTGCCGCCTGGGCGTGCGGGAATACACCAAGCAGAGCGCCCCCCACGCCGGTGAGACCGGGCAGGCCAACGAGATTGAAAAGTTCCTGCCCCGCCCCGAACCCACCGCCGCCCCCAGCACCGGGTGGAAGCAGGGAGCTTTTTAAGTTAGGAGGTAGGAAGTAGAAGTTAGGAGTTTATGGTGTGCGCTAACGCGCACGGTTTGAATATCAGGCTTTTCATAATTTCAAAATTGCGGCGCAAGCCGCTTCTTCAACTCCTCACTCCTCACTCCTCACTCCTCACTCCTCACTAACACGGAAAGGATACTTATGCCCAACACAAACTCTCTCCCCCTGCGCCCCTATCAGCAGCGGGCGAAAGAACAGATCCATACAGAGTGGGAACAGGGGCGGCTGCGCACGCTGCTGGTGCTGCCTACCGGCACCGGCAAAACCATTGTGTTTGCTGCCGTGGCCGAAGACCAGGTGCGCGCCGGGGACCGGGTGCTGATCCTGGCCCACCGCGGCGAACTGCTGGAACAAGCCGCCGACAAGCTGCAAAAATCAACCGGCCTGGGCTGCGCGGTGGAAAAAGCCGAACAATCCTGCCTGGCCAGCTGGTACCGCGTTGCCGTTGGCAGCGTGCAAAGCCTGCAGCGCCCCCAGCGGCTGGAAAAGTTCCCCCACAATTATTTCAGCACCATCATCATTGACGAAGCCCACCATGCCGTGACCGACGGCTACCGCCGCATTCTGGACTGGTTCCCCGCGGCCAAGGTCCTGGGCGTAACGGCCACGCCGGACCGCGGCGACCTGCGCAATCTGGGCGAGGTGTTCGACAGCCTGGCCTATGAGTACAAACTCACCGATGCCATCCGGGACGGCTTTCTGTGCCGCATTATGGCGCAGACCATCCCCCTCAAGCTGGACATCTCCACCGTGGGCATGTCCGGCGGGGACTATGCCGTGGGCGAGCTGGGCAGTGCCCTGGACCCTTATCTGAACCAGATCGCCGCCGAGATGGCGCACTACTGCAAGGGGCGCAAAACCGTTGTCTTTCTGCCGCTGATCAAAACCAGCCAGAAATTCCGGGATACCCTGAACCGCCACGGATTCCATGCTGTCGAGGTCAACGGCCAGAGCACCGACCGCGCCCAGGTCCTGGCAGATTTTGACGCCGGAACCTACAACGTGCTGTGCAACAGCATGCTGCTGACCGAAGGCTGGGACTGCCCCAGTGTGGACTGCGTTGTGGTGCTGCGCCCCACCAAGGTGCGCAGCCTGTACAGCCAGATGGTGGGCCGCGGCACCCGCCTGCACGAAGGCAAAAAGGACCTGCTGCTCCTGGATTTCCTCTGGCTGACCGACCGCCACGAGCTCTGCCGCCCGGCCGACCTTGTGTGCGAGGACCACGCCGTTGCCCAGCAGATGACCGATAACCTGGCTGCCGCCGCCTGCCCGGAGGACGTGGAGGAAGCCGCCCGGCAGGCCGCCGAAGATGTGGTGGCCCAGCGGGAGGAAGCCCTTGCCAAGCAGCTGGAAGAACAGCGCCGCAAGCGCGCCCGCCTGGTTGACCCGCTGCAATACGAAATGAGCATCCAGGCTGAGGATCTGGCCGGTTATGTGCCCGCCTTTGGGTGGGAAGCCGGTCCCCCCAGCGCCGAGCAAACCGCCGCGCTGGAAAAGCAGGGCATCTGCCCCGATGCGGTGGAATCCGCCGGCAAAGCATCCCTGCTGCTGGACCGGCTGAACAAGCGCCGGGATGAGGGATTAACCACCCCCAAGCAGATCCGCTGCCTGGAAAAATACGGCTTCCAGCATGTGGGCACCTGGAGCTTCAACGCCGCCAAGCACATGATCGACCGTATCGCCGCCTGCGGCTGGCGCGGCACCCCCAAGGGCGTGGACCCAAAGACCTATATGCCCTCTGCGGAAACAACCCCAATCTTTGACTTCGGATGGTAAACGGAATGGACAATGCAAATGATCTCAAGGAAGCCTTGGACTTTATCTCCCCGGCAAACTTGACCTATGAGGAATGGGTCACGGTGGGCATGGGCTTGAAAGAAGCCGGGTTCCCTGTTACCGCATGGGAGCAATGGAGTTCCCGCGATGGCAGCCGGTACCACAAGGGCGAATGTGCCCGCAAGTGGGAAAGTTTCCGCGGCAATCCCAAACCGATCACCGAGAACAGCATTTTCGCCCTGGCACGCAATCACGGATGGCCGGGCCCCGCCGGGCATGAGCTGGACTGGAACGACGCGATCTGCGCCCCCGGCACCCGGCCGGACGGCGTTGTGGTGGATACCCGCTGGCTGGATGTGCAGGAGCTGAACATTCCCGAACAATGGGACCCCGCCGACCAGCTGCGCCGCTACCTGCAAGCCCTGTTTGAGCCGGAGGACCATGTGGCCTATGTGACCGAAAGCTACCTGCGGGATGACCGCTATGCCCCCACAAAAGGCTGCTGGGACCGCACCGCCGGTCAGCTGATGGACGAGCTTGCCCGCTGCGGCGGGGACATCGGCGCTGTGGTGGGCGATTACAACCCCGCCGCCGGTGCCTGGATCTGCTTCAACCCCGTGGAGGGCGGCCGCAGCAACAACAATGTGACTGACTACCGCTATGCCCTGGTGGAATGCGACAACATGGAGCTGGAAAAGCAGCAGGCCATTATCCGCCAGCTGGAACTGCCCTGCGCGGCCCTGGTGTACAGCGGCAGCAAAAGCCTGCACGCCATTGTGCGGGTCGGCGCGCCGGATTATACCGAGTACCGCCGCCGGGTTGACTACCTGTACGCTGCCTGCAAGAAAAACGGCCTGACGCTGGACGAAGCCAACCGCAACCCTGCCCGCCTATCCCGCATGCCGGGCATCCTGCGCGGCGGCAAAAAGCAGTACCTGCTGGAAACCAACACCGGCAAATCCTGCTGGGAGGAATGGAAAGACTGGTTTGAAGCCTGCACGGACGACCTGCCCGATACCGAAAATCTTGCCGATGACTGGGCCAGCCTGCCGCCGCTGGCAGATGCCCTGATTGAAGGAGTGCTGCGCCAGGGCCACAAAATGCTGCTGGCCGGGCCCAGCAAAGCGGGCAAAAGCTTTGCCCTGATCGAACTGTGCATCTGCCTTGCCGAGGGTGCCCCCTGGCTTGGCCGCTTTGCCTGTGCGCAGGGCAAGGTGCTTTATATCAATCTGGAACTGGACCGCGCCAGCTGCCTGCACCGCTTCAAAGATGTATACGAAGCCCTGTACCTGCCGCCCCGGAACCTTGCCAACATCGACATCTGGAACCTGCGCGGTGCCTCCGTCCCCATGGATAAGCTGGCTCCCCGCCTGATCCGCCGGGCTGCCAAGAAAGGCTACCTGGCCGTTGTGCTGGACCCGATCTATAAAGTCATCACCGGCGATGAAAACAGCGCTGACCAGATGGCCAAGTTCTGCAACCAGTTTGACCTGGTCTGCCGGGAACTGGACTGTGCCGTCATCTACTGCCACCACCACAGCAAGGGCGCGCAGGGCGGCAAGCGCAGCATGGACCGTGCTTCCGGCTCCGGTGTGTTTGCCCGTGACCCGGATGCCATGCTGGATATGACCGAGCTGGTCCCCACCGATGCCATCCGGGAGCAGCTGCACAACAAAGCGGCCTGCGCCGCAGCCAAAGCCCTGCTGGATGCCCGCGGCCATGCCGATGCTTACGGCCCGGACGATGCCCTGAGCCGCAGCCGGATGCTGGCCATTGCCAAGGAACACCTGCCGCTGCCCGATCTGCACCGCCTGGATGCAGACACCGCGGCTGCCATCAAGCGCGCCGATGCCATGACCGCCTGGCGCATTGAGGGCACTCTGCGCGAGTTTGCCCGTTTTGACCCGGTCAACCTCTGGTTCGACTATCCCGTACACAAGCTGGACAGCGGCCTGCTGGAGGACCTGCAGCCAGAAAGCGATTACAAGCAGCTTGGCTCCCGCGGTGCCGCAAAGCGCTGGGGAGACAAAGATACTGCCGCCAAAAGCAAGCGTGCCGAACTGCACACCGCCTTTGAATCCTGCACCATGGATGGTAAAGTGACCATTTACAGCATGGCTGAATACCTGAACCTGAAGCCCGATACCGTGCGCCGACGCCTGAAATCCGACGGAGGATTTTGGATTGATGGCACCAGCGTGGGGCTGAAAGAGCCCGGAAGCAACGGATAACATTTCTTATATTTCACGGAAAATAGCCGCTATCACAAATCCGTCCGAACTTCCGTATTTCGGAAAATAGCCGCTATCCGTACCAAATACGGACGGAAAATAGCCTTATATATATAGTAAAAATCCGTCCGTGTGTTGGGGTATCCCAGAGGATGGGGCGTACACAGCCCCCATCTCTCCGGGAACCCACCCCAACACGTTGGCCACAAAAAAAGAACGAGGTGAAAATACATGCAATTTTTTATTCCCATGCAGCCGCCCACCACAACCCACAATGCCAAGCAGCTGCATGCCTTTATGCGCGGCGGCAAGCCCTGCGCCGTGTTGCACGACAGCCCGGAGCTGAAAGCCACCCGTGCCAAGCTGCACGCCTACCTGGCCCCTTATGCACCGCCGACCCCCTGCAGCGGCCCGGTGCGGCTGTTGGTCAAGTGGCTGTTTCCCACTGACGGCCGCCACAAAGACGGCGAGTGGCGCACCACCAAGCCCGATACCGACAACCTGGAAAAAGCCCTGAAAGACGAAATGACCCGCCTGCACTTCTGGCGCGATGACGCATTCGTGTGCAGTGAGGTGGTTGAAAAGTTCTGGGCCGATACCCCCGGCATTTTCATCAAGGTGGTGGAACTATGATGCCTGTTTCAAGCGGAATGCGGTTCGATGCGGAAAACAGCCGGTGCATCCCTGCCGAACGGATGACGCCGGACGAATTGCGCCAGCTGCACCGCCTGGCCATTGAGCGCCGCCCCGAAGCCTGTTTGGGCTGCGGGCTGGAACATAATTGTTTTGTGTATGGGCATGGATGTGCCGTCATCCGCAAAGCATTGCGGCTGTTGGGAGGTGGGGCGGATGCCTGTCTTTGATTCCAACTGTCTTTACGTCATTAAGTGCCTGGCCCTTGTGTTTGTGGTGGCCCCCTGCGTGCTCTTTGCGGGCGGCATGCTGATCTGTGGGCTGATGTGGTGCGGGCTGCGCATCACCCGCGCGCTGAACCTGCGGCTGCTGGGCCTGCCGCGGTGTGGGCGCTGCCGCTACTGGGCCACCGTCCAGTGCCCGCTGTACGGCCGCAACACGCCGGATGATTTTTGCAGCCGCGGCGAAAGGTGGGGTGACTGATGGATATCCTGCTTTCGATTATCGGCAGCGCTGTTCTGGCCGTGCTGCTGGCCACCGCCTATACCGCCGGGGTAGCCGCTGGGAAAGCTGCCGCGCATGTGGATGATGAAGAATCAAAAATTTATATGCCGCACACACATGGCGGAGATCCTGACACCTGAACGCAGAGACAGCCATATTTCGGATTAAGGGAGGTATACACACGTGGGGAAAAACAAACGCTTGCCGAATGACATCGTATTGGCTGCCCTGCAGCTGGTGCGCGGCCAGGCCAGGCGCAAGGCCGAGTATAATCGCCAGGTGGATGAGATCATCCTGCGCAGCGGCACAAATTTTGTGGATACCACAACCAGCTGCGGCGCGCCCGTGCGTGTGTACCTGCCGCACGCCGGCGGGAATTCCAACGACATCACCGCCGACAAGGCCGAGGCGATCCAGCAGCTTGAGACACAGCGGGATGTGCAGATCATGCGGGCCATCGATGCCGCCGCGGATGAGATCGGGGCGGACATCCAGAGCGCCACGGTACGGGCCGCGCTGCAAAAGGCTATTGCACTCAACTGCAAGGCCTGCCGCACCTGGACATACGAGCGCTTGGAAGTGCCGGGAATTAGCCGGATAGAATTCTATCGCCGCCGCCGCAAATATTTGGAAAATGTTGCGCAACGCGTAGGAATTGGCTAAAAGTTGATACTGTGCAAGATTTTTTAGTGCTAGAATTGATATCATAGAATATTGAGAGGACAGCCCACCGGCTGCCCTCTTTTGTTTTGGAGTGTAACCCATGGCAGATAAAAACAACAAAACAACCAACCCTTGCGCCCGCTGTATCTGGCGCATGTGCAACAGCGAACGGGTGATCTGTTCCCTACCGCGCTGCGTAAATCCTACGCAGTGTAAACGCCCAAAATACAAACTTGGTCCCGGCGGATGTTGGACTTACCAGCGGCCACTGAGAAAGGCCCCCCTATGACTAACCCCCGGTATGCCAACGGAGCCCTGCGCAGAAAACACCGGGCGCGGCTGAAAGCCATGGGTGCCCCGTGCGGAATCTGCGGCGGACGCCTTGGCCCGATCCATTACGACGAACCGTCCGATGCCGCGCACCCGCTCAGCTTTGTGGTGGATGAGATACGCCCCGTTGCCCGCTGGCGCGAGTTCGGGTACGCTTCCCCGCGAGCTGCGGCTGAAGATTGGGACAACTTACAGGCTGCGCATTACTGGTGCAACGCGCAGAAAGGCTGCAAGCTTTCGCCCGCAAAACCCAATTCTGCGCAGCACACCCGCACACAAAGGCCTCCTGCAGACGGCAGCTGGTGAGGGGTGGGGAGGGACCCCCGCCCCGGCCGGCGGGCGACCCCAAGCCGTCCAGCGCCGATTTACCCCCGCAAAAAATAATTTGATGGGGGGTGGTATCAAAACAGGAAGGAGAAGCAAAAAGTGGCAGCAGATACTTCTAATCGCGCGCGCGCGGAGATCGCGAAAAGGTCTGCCGCAGAGCGCAGAAAACTGGCTAAATTTTTGGCCAAAAACGGATTGAATGACGAAAAAATCAAGTCACTTGACCCGGTGATTTTGAATGTTTCGTGGATGAAATCCAAGCTGGACGATGCCAGGGAAGCCATCGGTGAGGAAGGCATCACGGTGGAATATGACAACGGCGGTGGGCAGTCGGGCGTGAGAGAGAGCCCGGCCTTCCGGGCTTATGAGGCATTGTGGAAAACGTACCTGTCTGGATTGGATATGCTGATTAAGCTCCTACCTGTTGAGGTGCCGCAAGAGCAAATATCCGACATTAAGCCGACAAGCGTACTCACTCTGGTGCAGAATCGGAGAAAACAGGACGCATGACCGGCGCACAGATTCCAAGATACCGCATCGAGCCGGAGCGCGTTACGACCGACGGTGCGGACGCCGCAGCGCTGATGGCCGCCTACGGCAATGCGCTGGATGAATGGCAGCAGCTGGTGCTGGACTGCTGGCTGGGTCGGGATGCATCCGGGCGATACACCGTGACCTCCGCAGGGCTGGCCGTGCCCCGGCAGAACGGGAAAAACGTGTGCCTGGAGGGGCGAGAGTTTTTCGGAATGGTCATCAACGGTGAGAAGATCCTGCACACCGCCCATCAGGTGCGCACGGCGAAAAAGAGCTTTAACCGGCTGGTCCGGATGTTTACCGACAAGCGGCACCCGGAGGTGCTGGAACTGGTGAAAAACATCCGCTACACCAACGGCGAGGAGTGCATCGAGCTTCTGAACGGCGGGAGCATTGAGTTTTCGGCCCGATCCCGGCAGGCGGCCCGCGGCTTTGACGGCATCTCGCTGGTGGTCTATGACGAGGCACAGGAGCTGACGGACGACCAGGTGGAGGCCATCATGGCCACGCTGGCCGCATCGGCCACCGGCACCCGGCAGCTGATCTATACCGGAACCCCGCCTTATCCGGGCTGTCCCGGCGACGTATTCCGCCGCCGCCGGACAGCCTGTCTTGACGCACCGGGCGCGCACGATGCCTGGCACGAATGGTCAGTGGAGGGAGAGCAGGTTGACAAGATCGATCTCGAAAATCACGCGGTCTGGTATCAGACTAACCCGGCCATGGGCATCCGGCTCAGCGAGGAGTTTGCGGCGGAGGAGTGCCGGAGCATGAGCACCGACGGATTTGCCAGAGAACGCCTGGGCTGGTGGAGCCCCGTTCTGACGGAGCAGAGCGACAAGGCGCTGGATGCCCGGGCCTGGGAAGCCTGTGCCAGCGAGGCGGAAAAGCCGGACGGCAAAACCGCTTACGGCGTCAAGTTTGCCGCGGATGGTTCCACTGTGTGCCTGTGCGGCGCGGTGATCCCGAAAGATGGCCCGGCCCGCGTCTCGCTGATCGAACAGCAGCCCACCGGCCGCGGCCTGGCCTGGCTGGTGGACTGGCTGAACGAACGCTATGACCGCGCAAGCTGTGTGGTGATTGATGGCCGCAACGGGGTGGACGTGCTGGTGGAGCGCATCCGCCCCACCTGGAAAGCCAAAAGCGCCGTGCTCCGCCCCTCTGCCAGGGACGTAATCGCATCGGTGGGGCTGATTACCACCGCAATCAACGAACACTCCCTGACCTGGTACAAACCGCAGCAGGCCCTGAACGAGAGCGCCATTACCAGCATCAAGCGCCCCATCAGCGGCGGGTATGGCTTTGGCGGCGACAACAGCCTGCCGCTGGAAGCCTGCGCCCTGGCACTGTGGGGCGCGAAAACCTGCAAACGCGACCCAACCCGCAAAATGCGCATCGGATGAGAGGAGAACCATGACGAATACCCTGAATTTTGGTCATGTAGCCGGGCTGACCGCCGCGGAACAGCAGCAGCTTAGCGACCTGGCCGAAACGTATATGTATCATCAGAGCCGCAACGCCACCAAAGACAAGTATTACGAGGGGCACGTCACCTTGCAGGACGTGAACCTTGGTCTTGCGCTGCCGCAAGGTCTGCGCGGTCTGGAGGTCGGCTGCAACTGGGGACAGAAGGCGGTGGACGCGCTGGCATCCCGCAGTATGTTCGATGGTTTTGTGAGCAACGGCGGCGCACTGGACGGGCTGCAAAAGCTGGTGACCGACAACCGTCTGGTTGCAGCCTACGCCAAAGCCTGCCGGGATCAGCTGAAATACGGATGCGTGTTCGCCACACTGTCCGCAGATGCGGACATCGGCTGTCGCATCCGCTTTCACTCCCCTGCTGCGGCCGCTGCCCTGTGGAGCGGCGAGAAAGGCCGGATCGACTGCGGCCTTGCCATCATCGACACCATGAAGGACGAAAAGGACGAAGGAAAATGGACCCCGTCCATCGTCAACTTCTATACCGACACCGCCCTGATCGTACTGACCCGCGAAGGGACCGTCTGGACAGCAAAACGGCATCCCAATAAGATGGGTCGTCCGCTGATGGAGCCGCTGATCTGGAACGCCACCAGCAATAAGCCCTTTGGCCGCAGCCGCCTGAAGCGTGCCATCCGTTCCCTTATCGACGACTATGTGCGTACCGTGGCTAACGCCACCATTGCGCTGGAGTTTGACACCACGCCGCAGAAATACATCCTTGGCGTGACGGATGAGCAGTACGATACCATCGTATCGGACAAGTTCCGGCAGTATGTCGGGGCGCTCATCGCTGCCACATCCAACCCGGAGACCGGCGAAAACCCGGTCTTTGGCCAGCTGGCACAGGGCAGCCTTTCGCCGCACGTTGAAAAGATGCGGATGACGGCCACCCAGTTTGCCGCTGCCACCGGCCTGACCGTGACCGATGTGGGCGTGATCAATGATGCCAATCCCACCAGCAGCGATGCCATCCTTGCCCAGAGCCAGACGCTGGTGCTGATGGCGCAGCAGCTGAACACCGGCAACGGCGATGCACTACGCACCATTGCCCGGATGGCCCAGGCCATTGCCCGCAAAGTAACGCTGGATGAGCTGACCGAGGAAGAGCGGGACGTGATGGCCCACTTCAAGAACCCGGCGATGCCCAGTGTAGCCGTGACCGCCGATGCGGCCATCAAGATTGCTTCCGCCCGGCAGGAGTTTGCCGCCACCGACACGTTTTTGGAGATGATCGGCTTTGACCAGGCCGATATCCGCCGCATTAAGGCGCAGGAACAGCGGGTGCGCGGGCAGCAGTTGCTTGTTGAGGTAGACAATGCAGATAACGGCGAAAACGTGGAATGAATACATCACCCGGCTGTCCCGCCTGAACCAGAAAGCCGGGCAGTTGATGCGGCAGTACATAGACACCCACGGCACCGGGGATGCCGATGCGCTGATTACTTACGCCGCCGCGCTGGTGACAAAATACGGCGAGGGCAGCGCCGAGCTGGCCTGCCAGATGTATGACGCCCTGGCCGAAGCGGCCAACGCCGGGGTGCCCGCCGCCGAGCCTGCCGTACCGGCAGCCTACGGCGAGGTTGCCCGCATGGTGAACGCCACCAAGAACCAGAACCCTGCCAACCTGCCCAACGGCGTCAGCCGCCTGGTCAAGCGCGCCGGAGCCGACACCACCCTGAAAAACGCCGTCCGCGATGGGGCCGAGTGGGCCTGGGTTCCGCACGGAGACACCTGCCCGTTCTGCATCACACTGGCAAGCAACGGCTGGCAGAAAGCCAGCAGCAAGGTGCTGAAGGGCGGCCACGCCGAACACATCCACGCCAACTGTGACTGCGAGTTTGCCATCCGGTTTGACCACAACACCACCGTGGCAGGGTATGACCCGGAAAAATACCTTGCGCAGTACAATGCGGCAGGCGGAGACATCAACAAAATGCGCCGGGTGAACTACGCCGCCAACAAGGAGCGCATCAACGCACAGAAACGGGCGGCGTATGCGGCGAGGAAAGCCCTTGAAAATCAGGAACCTTCCGTGCCCGGTGTAATACAGGATGTACTTGCAGAGTATCAGCGCAATGCCAAACCCGGCGCAGGCACTTTGACCTACGGCGAGAGCTACCGCATTGCCCACCATGCCGAGGAAATAAAAACAGCACAATGGCTGCACGAGAATCTCGGCGGCGACATTGTGTTGTTGGCTGAATCTTCTGTAAAGTATGAAAAGCGGGCAGACTACTTGTGGGACGGGAAATATTGGGAGTTAAAATCTATTTCTACTGCAAAAGCTGCTGATAGTGCTTTGCGTAGCGCTGTAAAACAGCTTGGTTCCCCCGCCGGCGGTGTGATTTTGAACTGCGGGGACAATATAGTGCTCCTTGACGACCTTAAAAAGACAATAGAAAACCGTATCAAAAGAAGTTGTGATTTTGATGTGGACATCTTGGTCTTAAAGGGTGACAAAACGTTTGAAGCCTACAGATATAAAAAATAAGAGCCGGTCATAGACGGCTCTTGAAAAGGGTGGGGGCGCACACCACTATGACATGGCGTATTGCTACCTCCTCCGTTATCATTATACACCCGCAGAGACAAAAAAGTCAACGATTTCATGTTGAAAAGATTTCAATTTAACCGCGATGCAATTTTGCACCGTGGTATTTTTATGCCCATTTTTACGAAAAGGATTCAAGGAGGACGACATGGAACTGAAAGACACTGTAAAAGGCATGATGAGTGACGACTACAAAGAGCGCATGGCAGCCGAGTATCATCAGACCAAAATCCGTTACGAGAAGCTCAAAAAGCTGAACACCAGAATGGAGGCAAAAGTAATTTGCACATCCAGCGCGGACGAGCCCCAGCTGGATGGTACGCCCGCACGCCTGTTGCGTGATCAGCAGCGCATTATGGGGGAGTATCTTCACATTCTGGAACTTCGGGCGGAGATTGAAGAAATCTTCATCTGAATTTTTTCATGTGCTTTTGCACTCAACTGCAAAGGCACTTTTATTATGCCCACCCCAGCCGCACGAGGCCGGGGCGGGCACTTTTTATACCAATTTTTGCCCGGCATGGCGTAAAACTGTACAGCCAAAGCGGATGCGACCCGCGTAAATAAAAGCGCAGGCAGAAAGGACACAACATGAAACGCGAAGACGTAAAGAAGCAGATCCCCAACATCACCGATGAGCAGCTGGACTGGCTGATGGGCGAAAACGGCAGGGATATCACCGCCGAAAAGACCAAAGCCACCAACCTGCAGATCCAGGTGAACGGCCTGACCACCCAGCTGAACACCGCCAAAGACAGCCTGAAAGCCTTTGAAGGCGTGGACGTGGCCGACCTGAAAGGCCAGATCACCAAGCTTCAGGGCCAGCTGGCCGATCAGGCCGACAGTTTTGCCTTTGATTCCGCTTTGGATGGTGCCATCCGCGATGCCCACGGGCGCGATGTAAAGGCCATCCGCGGTATGTTGGACGTGGATGCACTGAAAGTCAGCAAGGACCGCACCAGCGATATCCAGGCCGCGCTGGATGCCCTGGCCAAGGAAAAAGCCTGGGCCTTTGATGCCGCCCCCGGCGGCTACCCCAACGTCCGCGACGGAGGCGACCCGAACAAAACCCCAACCGGTTCCACGCGCGAGCAGTTCGCGGAGTGGTTCAACGAAGTCATGAAGTAAAGGAGCAAAAGTATGGCATCTATTGATATCAACCGCACGACTACTATTTCCCTGCCGGGCAGCGTGTCCAGCGAAATTTTGCAGAAAGCCCAGGAATCCAGCGCCGTCATGGCACTGGCCCGGCAGATTCCGCTGCCCGGCCTGGGCGTAACCATCCCCGTTATCACCGGCGACCCCGAAGCGGGCTGGGTCGGTGAGACCGAGAAAAAGCCGGTCAAGCGCGGCACTCTGGCCACCAAGCAGATGACGCCCTATACCCTGGCCGTCATCGTGCCGTTTTCCAACCAGTTCCGCCGCGATGTGCCCGCCCTGTATGATCAGCTGGTGCAGCATCTGCCCGGCGCTCTGGCCAAAAAGTTTGACCAGACCGTGTTCGGGGCGGTGAAAGCCCCCGGCTCCAACTTCGACACCCTGAAAGCCTGCACGGCCCAGAGCATCCTGACCAATGCCTACGGCGGTCTGGTTGCCGCCGATGCGGACATCGCCGTCCATGACGGCATTCTGAACGGCTGGGTGCTGGCCCCGCAGGGCAAGGCCATCCTGCTGAACGCGGTGGACGACAATAAGCGTCCTCTGTTCATCAACAGCGTGGCCGAAGGCGCAGTGCCCATGATTCTGGGCGCGCAGGTGCGCCAGAGCAAGGGTGCCTACACGGCCAACACGGCCAGCGATGCCGCCGTTGTCGGCTTTGCGGGCGACTGGAGCCAGGCTGTATACGGCACCGTGGAGGGCGTGCAGATCGCCATTTCCGACCAGGCCACCCTGACCGACGGTTCCACCACCATCAACCTGTTTGAACAGAACATGTTCGCCGTGCGCGCCGAGATCGAAGTCGGCTTCCGCTGCGACACCACGGTGTTCAACAAGCTGACCGGCGCAGCCAAAACGGGGTCCTGATCATGATTGAATTCAAGAACCGCCTGACCGGCACCCTGATGGCCGTTGCCCCGGAACGGGAAGCTGAATATCTGGCGGCAGGGCATACCCGCGTAGATGCCCCGGCGGCCGTCCCCGCCAAGCAGACCGCCGAAGAGCCCGCTGAAGAGCCCGCCGCCAAGCAGACCGCCGAAGAGCCCGCCGAAGAGCCCACCGCCAAGCAGACCGCCGCCCCGGCCCCGAAGAAGAAAGCCGCCGCCAGGAAATGAGGTGATGGCAATGGTCTATGCAACCGTGGAAGAGGTCGAAGCCGGTTTCCGCACGCTGAGCGATGACGAAAAGACGCTCTGCAGCGCCCTGCTGGCCGAAGCCGGCATTGTCATCGACGCATACAGCCAGGACGCCCCGTTTGAGCGCAAACAGCTGGTATCCTGCCGCATGGTGCGCCGCCAACTGGACGCGGGCCCCGGCGGGCAGGGCGCCGCCATGTACCCGATGGGCGCCACCCAGGCGTCCGCATCGGCGCTGGGCTACCAGCAGAGCTGGACGGTGTCCGGCGGCTCGGTCGGAGAGCTGTACCTTTCCAAGCTGGAAAAGAAGCTTCTGGGCGTCGGAGACAAAATCGGTGCCCACAGCCCGCTGGAGGACTTATGCTGAAGGGTATCAACATCATCCTGTACGAAAAGACCAAGACCGGCGAGGACGCTTTCCACGCGCCGATCTACACTGAAACACCAGTCACTGTACACAACGTGCTGGTGGGCGAACCGGCTACGGAGGACATCGTCAACGATCTGCAGCTTTACGGCAGGCGGCTGGCCTATACGCTGGCCATGCCCAAGGGCGACGCACACGATTGGCACAACGTGACGGTGGAGTTCTTCGGGCAAAAATTCCGCACCTACGGCGATGTGGTGCAGGGCATTGATGACCTGATCCCGCTGTGCTGGAACAAGAAAGTCAAGGTGGAACGGTATGAGTAAAGTCAAGATCGTGCTGAACCGCGCCGGGGTGCGGGAACTGCTCCGTTCCCCCGAAATGGCCGCCATGCTCAAAGAGCGGGCGGATTCCATCAAGGACAGCCTGCCGGACGGCTATGTCTCCCGTATAATGCCCACCCGCGCTATTGCCGTTGTGGAAACCGCCACGGAAGAAGCCTATGCCGATAACCTCCATCACAACACCCTGCTAAAGAAGGTGCACAAATGATTGAAACCGAGGTGCTGAATGTACTGACCGCCGCCCTTGCCCCGGTGCCGGTATCCATGGAGGTTCCCTCCCCCATGCCCGACACCTTTGTTGTGTTGGAAAAAACCGGTACATCCCGCACGGACCAAATTACCACTTCCACCTTCGCCGTGCAGAGCTGGGCCCCTACCATGCTGGATGCCGCCCAACTCAATGAACAGGCCAAAGCCGCCATGGATGCCCTGCCCGCCCGGCAGGGCATTGGTTCGGCCCGCCTGGAAAACGACTATAACTTTACCGATACCGCCACGCACCGCTACCGCTATCAGGCAGTGTACCGCGTTGTGCATGGCACAATTTGAAAGGAGATCCTCTATGCAGAATGCCACCTTAGTCGGCGTGGCAAAGCCTGCAGCCGGCGGTGCCGTGTACCGTGCGCCGCTGGGCACTGCGCTGCCCACATCTACCGATGCAGAGCTGAACGAAGCGTTTAAGTCATTGGGCTACATCAGTGATGACGGCCTGACAAACTCCAACTCCCCCAAAACCGAACAGGTCAAAGCCTGGGGCGGAGATACCGTTAAAACCATCCAGAAAGAAAAGCCGGATACCTTCAAGTTTACCCTGATCGAAGCGCTGAACGAGGAAGTTCTCAAATCTTCCTATGGTTCGGACAATGTTTCTGGTACTATCGCAGCCGGGCTGACCGTCAAAGCCAGCAGCCGTGAGATTCCCAACAGCGCATGGGTGGTGGATACCATCGTCAACAATGCCAACAAACGCATTGTCATCCCCGATGCCGGTATTTCCGAAATGGAAGATATCGTTTATTCGGACAGCAAGGCCCTGGGCTATGGCATTACCCTGGCCGCCGTTCCGGACACCAGCGGCAACACCCACTATGAATACATCAAGGAGGCCTGACCATGCTGAAAGGCACAACCCAATCCGGTTTTGCATTTGAAATTCCGGATGCCCGCTGCCGCAATATGGAGCTGGTAGATGCTCTGGCTGCCGTGGACCACGGAAACCTGAACGAGCTGCCCACCGCGCTGGATCTGCTGTTTGACAAGCCGCAGAAAAAAGCCCTGTACGACCATCTGCGCGCTGCTGACGGCACGGTGCCGATTGAAGCCGTGATTGCCGAACTGAGCGATATTTTTAAGGCAAACCAAGAAGGAAAAAACTCCTCATCCTCGCCGGAATGATTGCAGACGGCGAGGATGAATTGATTTGTGACCTGGCCGAAACCTACCAGATCCTGCATTACCGTACCATTGCGCTGCCCCTGCTGGCCACCCTGGCAGCGGGCCTGCGTGAAGATTCCCGCATCCGCAAGAAGCAGTCCGGCGTAAAGACCGATACCGGCACCCTTTTGCTGGGGGCTGCCGTTGACCGCCTAACTGCCCTGTGCAGCGGCTTTGGGGATGGCAGCCTGCCAACCCCTGTTATGGATGCCCTGACCGGCAGAGCAGCGCCGCCAAACAAGGTACAATCCTTTGCCAGCGGCGCTGCGTTTGATGCGGCCTGGCACAAAAACAACGGGGAGGCGAACTGATGGCAACCGAACTTGCAAAAGCCTATGTGGGGATCATTCCATCTGCCGAAGGCATTACCGGCAACCTTGCAAAAGTGCTGGAACCGGAAGCCGAAAGCGCCGGTGAAAAATCCGGCGCATCTTTGGGCGGCCGCCTTGCCAGCACCCTGAAAGGTGTTCTGGCAACCGCTGCCCTGGGTAAGGCCCTGACCGATACCCTGACGGAGGGCGGTGCGCTGGAGCAGAGCCTGGGCGGTGTGGAAACCCTGTTCAAGGATAACGCCGATACCGTCAAGGCTTATGCGCAGAATGCATGGCAGACGGCGGGGCTTTCGGCCAATGCCTACATGGAAACTGTGACCGGGTTTTCGGCCAGCCTGCTGCAAGGCCTGGGCGGCGATACCGCAACAGCCGCCGAAGTGGCCAACATGGCCCTGACTGATATGTCGGACAACGCCAACAAGATGGGCACCGATATGTCCGCCATCCAGTACGCATACCAGGGGTTCGCCAAACAGAACTATACGATGTTAGACAACTTAAAACTCGGCTACGGCGGCACCAAGAGTGAAATGCAGCGCCTGCTGGCGGATGCCCAAAAAATCACCGGTGTCAAGTACGATCTGGACAACCTGGCCGATGTGTACACCGCCATCCATGTAATTCAGGGAGGTGTGGATGAGCTGAACGGCGGCCTGGGCGATGTGAACAAAGGTCTTGGCATTACCGGAACCACCGCGCTGGAAGCATCCACCACGCTGGCCGGTTCCTTTGCGGCCATGCAGGCCAGTTTCAAAAACGTACTGGGTGCGCTGACCCTTGGGCAGGACCTGCAGCCGTCCCTGGACGCACTGGCCCAGTCGGTGGTCACATTCCTGACCGGGAACCTGCTGCCGGATATCTGGAACATTCTGTCCGCCCTGCCCGGTGCGCTGGTGACCTTTATCCAGGCCCTTGCCCAGACTCTGCTGGACGGATTTGGCACTTCGTTTTCCGGCGGCTTCCCCCAAATCATTGAAAACGGCGCTGCTCTTGTCAGCAATCTGGTGCAGGGCATTACCGCAAACGCCGGGCAGATGATGGAATCTGCGTCTGTATCACTGAGCGCATTCCTTGCACAGGTCGTGGCAGATCTGCCGCAGATCATCACATCAGGCGGACAGATGCTGCTCAGCCTTGTGCAGGGCCTGCTTGCCATGTTGCCTTCCATCATCCGCAGTGCGGCCACCGTAATTGCCACCCTGCTGCAAGCCATTGTTACCCACCTGCCTGAAATCATCGCGGCAGGCTTCAACCTTGTGATCAATTTGGTACAGGGCATTGGGAACGCCTCGCCGGATATCATCCGCGCCGCAGGTGATGCCTGCCGCACCCTTTGGGACGCCGTCAAAAACGTGGACTGGGTGCAGCTGGGCAAAGACATTATCAACGGCTTAATCAACGGCATTGGTGCTATGGGCAGCGCGCTGAAAGATGCTGCCCGGAGCATTGCTTCCAGTGCGCTGGATACTATCAAGGACTTTTTCGGCATTGCATCCCCTTCCCGCGTGATGCGGGACGAAGTGGGCCGCTACATTCCGGCGGGCCTTGCCCTTGGCATCCGGCAGAACGCCGGGGATGTTGCACAGGCCATGGATGAGCTTTCGGATCTATCCACCGGCTCTTTACAGAGCAACGTTCGGCTTGCGTTGACAGCATCGGGCAGCGTGGCAAGCACCCCGTCTGGCCGGGAAATTGTCGATTTCACGCCCGTACTGGCCGTGCTGAACAACATCCTTGCTGAGCTGCATAACAGCAGCGGCGACATTGTCATTGGTGACGACGTGATCTATCGCAGCTTCAACCGCGCGCGGCAGTCACAATCCATCATGCTGGGGGGTGCCTACTGATGCTCAAACGCACATCTCTCTTGCAAATCGACAGCCATTCCCTACCGGTTCCCACCGGCTCCCCCACCATCAAGTTTTCGGATGTTGAGAGCAGTGACAGCGGCGCCGACGAGATGGGCGTTTACCACCGTGAGGTGCTGCGGTTCGGCGTGCTGACCTGTTCGTTGACCTACAGCTACCTTGATAACGCCGACTGTGCCTACCTGCTCGGTCTTTTGCAAAACAAGACCACATTCCAGTTTACCTGCCCAGCAGCCAGCGATTCCACAGACGTGACCCAGACCATCACCCGCACCTGCTACTGCTCCAACTACGGGGCGGCCCTGCAGCGGCTGAAAACCGGTGTTTGGCGGGACATGGATCTGGAAATCAAAGAATGCTAAAGAGGTGCCTGAATGATTAAGAACATCCTGGTGCTGGATGACGGCACTGAGATTGCCGCCGGCACCGTTGGTCAGAACGCCATCCGTTCCCTGACCTGTACCGAAACAGTATCCAAAACCACAGACCTGTGCCCCGGCGCGGCCTGCTCCAATAAGCTGGAAATCACCATCTGGGTGGAGCCGGGAACCGATCTGCCGATTACATCCGGAACCCGGCTGACCCACTACCGGGAGACATCCGGCCATCGAACCCTGGCGGGCACCTACTGGGCAGTTAAACCTACCAGCCAGACCCGCAACACCTATAAAGTATACGCTTATGACGCTGTATCCCGGCTTGATAGCGTACAGTCTACCTGGCTGCGATCCATTCAGGATCAGTTTCCGATGACATTGTGGAAATTCGCCGGGCTGGTAGCACAGCGGTGCGGCGTAACCATTGCCAACAACTCCCTGCCCCGCAACGGAACCTATCTGGTGCAGGCCTTTTATGCCGATAACCTGACCGGCCGCCAGCTGCTTGCCTGGGTGGCCGAAGCGTCCTGTACCTTTTTGCGGGCCACATCGGACGGGAAAATCGAATTTGCCTGGTACACAAATTACAGTACATCGCAGAGCATCGGGCCAACCGTATACATAAGGGACGGCCTGTCGCATGACAAGTTTCAGACCGCTCCAGTCGTCAAAGTACAGATCCGGCAGAGCGATGACGACGTGGGTGTGCTGTATCCGTCCGATGAGAGCGGATCAAACGCCTTGATTATTCAGGGCAACCTGCTGCTGACATCCGCCACTGCGGAGGCGCTGAAGCCGGTCGCGCAGGCAATATTCGAAACGATGCAGGGCGTGACCTACACACCACTCAAAGTAACTGTCCCGGCGGATTTTCCCCTGCCCGCGCCTGGAAACATTGTATCTGTCACTGATGCCCGCGGAAACGTGCTGAGTTCCTATATCATGAACCGGACAATATCCGGTCAGCAGGTCACGCTGGAATCCACCGGCAACGCCACACGGGACGGAACCGCAGCCGTAAATGAGCAGAGCTACAAGAACCTGAGCGGCAAGATGCTGGAGATCAAGACCAGCGTGGACGGCCTGGAAGTAAAGGCCAGCGACCTGACCGGCAAGTACACCGACCTGAAAGCAACGGTGGACGGGCTTTCGGCGGAGGTGAAAAAAGACACCAAAATCACCGGCGGCGGGAACCTGATCCTGGGCAGCGAGAGCTTCAAAAATGCCACCTATGTTGGCATTGACAGCAGCGTTGTGTATGGCGACGATGGCAGTGCAACAATCACCAATGCGAACACATGCCGCGGGTTCAAGTTCAACACCGTTGGCGCTCATATCACCGAGGGCGTCACTCTATGCCTGTCCGTCATGTACAAACTCATTTCCGGCACTGATGCGCTGCGGATGGGCATTGCGTTCACGGGCGATAACGGACAAAATTACATTGCCTCCATAAAAACCGCTGACCAGCTCGAAATTGAGCAGACGGACGGCTGGGTGCTGCGGTATGGTACATGGACGCCCCGCCATAACTATACGGGCATTCTAGAAACTGTCGAGTTTGACAGCAATGACAACTGCACCAATAAGCTTGAGCTGCTGCACCCCATGCTGCAATACGGCAACTCGCCGACCGCGTGGAACGCCAGCAGCGGCGACTACCTGACGCAGGAAAGCGCCAAAAGCCTGTTTTCGCAGACCGCTGACGAGATCAAAACCGAGGTCACCAAGTCAGTGACCGAAACGGTAACGGCCAACGTGAAGGATACCGCCACCAGCGCTGCCAATGATGCCGTTGACAGCAAGCTGCAGGATTATGCCACCACAGCAACGGTGGAGAGCCTGAAAGAAGATGTCTCCAACATCAGCCAAAAGGCCGACAGCATCAGCACCAAAGTCAGCAGTCTGGAAGAAACCACCACGACCATTTCGGATGACCTTGACAGCACGAAACAGGAGTTCAAGACGGTCAAAGAATCGGTATCCGCGATTGATCAGAAAGCCGACAGCATCACCCAGACCGTGACCCAGCGGATCACCGGCGGCAACAACATTATTGTCGGCACCGATGACTGGAATAATGCAACCCTGGATGCAGGCGGCAATGACCTGCGCAAAAAAGGAACATACACGATCAGCGGCGAATCCGTCCATGTGACGAACAAGGCCCGGAACACCCGCTTCCACTTTGGGGCGGACAAAACGCTGGTGATTGCAAAGGGCATGACCTACTGCGCATCGGTGCTGTACAAGCTCAACTCTGGCACGGACAGCCTGTTTTTGCAGTTTGAAACCAAATCCTCCAGCGGCACAAAAAGCTATTACGGCTCTGCGTTCAAGTCAGCCCAGCAGGACATTGAGTTGGACAACGGCTGGAAGCTGCGCTGGGCGGCGTTCACGGCGACCGCGGACGGCTATGCAGACGGTCTGTTTGTGAGTACCGCGGACGATAACGCCACCGTTACCAACGATCTGACCATCATGCACCCCATGGTGCAGATGGGCAACGCCCCCACTGCCTGGACGGCCAGCACCGGGGACTATTTGACCACCGCCGAAACCAAGACCGAGATCAAACAGACGGTGAGCGAAATTAAGCTGACGGCTTCCACCAGCGGCACTTCCAGCACCATCAAGCTGACTGCGGGCGGAACAGAGATCACCAGCGCACAGATCAACCTATCCGGCGTGGTGACATTTTCGGATTTGAGTACCTGGAACCAGGACAAGACAATCATCAACGGCGGCAACATTACCACCGGACAACTACACAACCTGAACTACACCACCGTGTACGACCTGGACAATGCGTGGATACGTATGGGCACCGAGGCCGGTGAGCGCGTATTTTTGGACAACCGGCACATCGCATGGTATGCCACCATCAACACCGGCAGCATTGGCCTGACCGGCGTGCTGTACTCTGAGGCTGGCAGCAGCTACATCGGCGCGTGCAGCAAGTACGCCAAGTACGGCTGGGTTGACGGCCTTAACCCGACATCTTACGTTGGGATGCAGATCACCTACAACCGCAGCGACGACAGCGACGCCGATTTTAATACGACGCGCGTCGGTGTGAGCGGCAAGCTGAATGTACACAATCTGGACGTTTGGGGCGAGAAATCCCGCGTGGTAAATACCAGCTTTGGCGCGGTCAAAATGGCCGCATTTGAGACCCCCACCCCAACCTTTGCCGATTGGGGTAAGGGACGGTGCAGCCCAGACGGCTGGTGCCTGATTGCCCTTGACCCACGCTATGCGGAGACCATCGCCCAGTACGGGCAGCCCGCCTGGCTGCTGACTGACCTTGACGGCACCGGGCACCTGTGGGCGCAGGACTGCGGCCAGTATGCCATTATACATGGCGCACCAGGGCAGTGCTTTGCCTGGCTCTGCATGGCGGCGCAGAAGGGGTACGAGGGCGGATATGCCGAACCCAGCGAATGCAATTATCCTGCTCCCATGCCGGAAGGCGTTGAGCTGGCAGCCAGCACCGCCGCAAGAGCGCAGGAGGCCAGCACCGATGCCGCAGCTGACCTGCTCGCTATAGATACAGGCGCGAACGAAACCGCAGACATTCTTTTGGAGGAATTGCAATGAAAAAATTATCCGGCGTGGCGGTCGTAACGACTGCCGAAGGTGAGCGAGTGAGCTACACCTACATGGAACTGGACGGTAACGGCAACATCACCAGCCAGAACAACCGGGGGTCCTTTGTAGCCCTGGACGAAGAGGTTCTGGCCGCCATTGCCACACTGAAAAACGCCGTAAACGCGCGGCTGTAAGGAGGATGCCCCATGACTGACAACAAACGCATTAAAGAGTGCAAACGCAAAGTTATTGCTGCAATTAACGAAGCAACGCTGCCGTTTGCCGTGACGGAGTTGATTTTGGAGAACGTTTTGAATGCCGTGCGCGAGAACATGGCAGCGGAAGAAGCAGCGGCGGCAAACATCGAAACTCCGAAAACAGAGGAAGAAAAAATGCCGAATTAAGGCGCTGAGGAGAAAAACGAATGAAACAGGGAACGCAATTTGCGCTGCCGGTTGAAATCGGCATGAGCCTGGACGAGGTAAGCCGGATCGAATTTGTGTTCAAACAGAAGAGCTGCAAAGGCTTCCCGGCCATTAAAACCAACGTCTGGCCCGACGACTGCACCCGGCAGGAAGGACAGAACATCATCCTTATCCCCTGGACGCGGGCGGAGACATACAAATTCATGGGCGGCGAGACGCTGTACATGGACACCCGCATCACATTGCGGGACAGCACCGACCAGCCGCAGACTGAGATTCTGGCGCTCAAAATGAGCCCGACCTTATTCCAGGAGGCGGATGGCTCATGATCCAGGTGCGAGTGGCCCAACAGAGCGCCGTATCGGTGCGCATTGCCGGAGCGGCACCCGTGCGGGTGGACGTGACCGGCACCGCAGTGGTTAGTGCGCCGGAGTATAGCGGGCCATATGACATCACGCCGTTGTTTACGGCGCAGGTTTTGCCCACGGCGAAAAAACTGATGCAGAAAGACGTGACAATCCGCAAGATACCGCAGTACGAGGTAGCCAACGATTCCAGTGGCTACACACTGATTATAGGAGAGGAGTACTACAATGCCCAATAAATATGTGAACAAGGTGGTTATCGGCAAGGAAACGAAGCTTGACCTTACCGCAGACACCGTAACCCCGGACAAGCTGGCCAAAGGTATCACGGCGCACGACAAGTCCGGCGCCCCCATTACCGGTACCAGCACGAAAGACGCGGATACCAGCGATGCCACCGCAGCTGTGGCGGAGGTTTTGAACGGGAAAACATTCTACGCGCGTGGCGCTAAAATGACCGGCACGATGCCCAACAACGGCGAAGTCAACGGTGAAATCAGCACCGTTTCTGGTAAGTACACCATCCCCATGGGCTTTCACGATGGCGCGGGCGGAGTGACTATCGCAGCGACCGAACAGGCCAAGCTGGTGCCCGCAAATATCCGCGAGGGCGTTACGGTCCTGGGCGTGAAAGGCTCTATGAGCGGCAGCGAAGGTATGAAGCCGCAGGCCAAGAGCGTTACGCCGACCTTTGAGCAGCAGGTTGTGCTGCCCGACAAAGCGTATAACTGCCTGTCTCAAGTTACTGTGCAGGCGATCCCGGCCACATACGTTGATAATGCGGCTGGCGGCCAGACGTTGACGATCGGAGGCTGAGCATGGCCGTAAACAAGGTTGTTATCAATGATGAAGTTGTCCTCGACCTGACCGGCGATACGGTGCGGGCTGCCGACCTGCCGAAAGGGGTAATTGCCCACAGTGCCACAGGGGCCAAAGTCACCGGAACCACAAACTATGCCGGTTCCAGCAACGCAGGCGGCTCCGCAAAGAGCGCCGAAAAACTAAATAACAGCCTGACCATCAAACTGAACGGAACCAGTCAGGGCGCATGGGACGGCAGCAGCGCAAAAACCATTGACATAACGGCAGCCAGCGTTGGCGCGACAAACGTTACGCTCAGAAGGTGGTGACAGTTGCATGGGTGTGTATTTAGGCAGCAATGCCGTTGACATGCAGGGCGGCTTTGTGAGTGGTGGCTCCAGCGGCGTAAAATTGCAGAGCAAAACAGTTACCCCAAGTGAGAATACCCAAACCGTAAATCCTGACAGCAGTTACGACGCTTTAAGTTCCGTCACGGTGGAAGCCATATCGAACACGTATATCGGTAGCAGCGTAACCAAAAAAAGCGCCGCCACTTATACGCCGGGAACGAGTGACCAGAGCATTGCATCTGGGCAATACCTGAGCGGGACACAAACAATCAAGGGCGATGCAAACCTGGTGGCCGGGAACATTAAGAGCGGTGTGAGCATTTTTGGTGTGACAGGAACTTATGCTGGCGGCGGGAGTTCCGGCGGCAATGGCAATAACAATGTGGAGGCTTATGCCATTACGGACACCAACCCCAGCGTGAGTTTTAAGACCGCCAGCGGAACCATTAAGATTTGGGGCTATGGCACCATAACCAGTTCCGGCGGCTGGGGTGGGCAGACTACGAGCCTGGTTGCGTTTGAGGGCGACAAGTACCACAAGAGCGCCATATACGGCGGCCCAAGCAGCACCAACCTGAGCCTAAGCATCAGCAACGGTAAGCTCTCCGGCCTGCCGAGTGGACTGACGGCGATCAGCGCGATTGTAACAAGAGGTATATGATTATGGCAACTGATACAAAGCTGGACAGCCTGGTGATCAACTACCTGACGCAAGCCCAGTATGATAATGCTAAGAGTGAAGGAACGCTGAACAGCAACCAGATCTATATGACACCGGCCTCCTCCGGTACCCATACGCTGCCTGCCGCTACCAGTTCAACCCTGGGTGGCGTAAAGATTGGCAGCAATATTACAGTGAACAGCGGCACGATCAGCATTAGTAAGACTAACGTGACAAATGCACTGGGTTATACGCCACCGACTACTGATACCAAGTACACACTGCCAACCGCGAGTGCTTGGACTTTGGGTGGTGTAAAAATCGGGAGCAACATTACGGAGAATTCCGGCACGATTAGTTTGACAAAGGCGAACGTGACAAGTGCTTTGGGGTATACACCGCCAACAACCGACACCAAGTACACACTGCCGACAGGTAATGCTTCGACCACGGGCGGCGTGAAGCTGAGCGATTCGACCAGTTCAACCAGTTCAACCAGTGGTGGGATTGCAGCAACACCGGCGGCGGTGAAGGCGGCCATCGCGGAAGCAAAACTTGCAGCCTGGCCGATTGGCAGCATTTACATGAGCGTAAACAGTACAAGCCCGGCAAATCTATTTGGTGGCACGTGGGAAAGAATATCTGATACTTTCCTGTTTGCTGCTTCCAGCAGTTATCCCGCAGGTAGCACTGGGGGCGAATTCACCCATAAGCTTACACAAAGCGAGCTACCGAATTATTCGCTGTCTGTGACCAACGGAAGCAACGTAATACGCTCCAAAACCGGAAGCTCTGCGGATGCGTATGTCCAAACGCAATCAAGTGGCTGGGGTATTCCGAACTGGGAATCCAAAACCGTAACAGTCGCCTCCGGCGGTTCCGGGGCAGCCCACAACAACATGCCGCCTTATTTATCGGTATGGATATGGAAGAGGACAAAATAAGGAGGATAAAAATGCGGCTGAAGAATGAAGAAGCCCTGCTGCATTGGCCCCTGGCCCAGCACATTATCACCGCAGGCTGGCTCTACAATGACGGCAGCCTGCACCGCGCGCTGGATTTCCGCGCGGCAGTCGGCACGCCGGTATACGCAGCAGAGGACGGCACGGTGGAGACGGCCTACCGCTGGAACGGCAAGCGCACCCAGGGCGATATCAACAGCTACGGCAACATGATCAAGCTGCGCCACACGACCTACAAGTACGGCACCCTCGAAACGCTGTACGCCCACCTGAGCAAGCTCTGCGTGGCCCAGGGTCAGCAAGTGCAGGAGGGCCAGCTGATCGGCTACAGCGGCAATACCGGCAACTGCTACGGCGCACACCTGCATTTTGAAGTGCGCTGGAAAGGCCAGCGTACCAACCCGCTGAACTGGCTGGATGCTGATTTCAGCACGGCCAGCAGTGCGGTCAAGCTGGGCAGTTACAGCAGCATACAACACACAGAGGAAGTGAAGCGCATGTATTATGCAATCGACGTATCGAAACACCAAAACAAATTTGATTGGCAGGCAGCCTACAGCAAGGGCATCCGCCACGCCATGCTGCGCGCCGGGTATGGCCGCTACAGCAGCCAGAAAGACCCCCAGTTTGAGCGCAACTCCGTGGAGTGCACCCGGTTGGGTATCCAGTACGGCGTGTACTGGTACAGCTACGCCACCACGCCGGAGGAAGCACGGCAGGAAGCCCGCTGCTGCCTGGCAGCGATTAAGGACAAGCACCTGTGCCTGCCGGTGGCCTATGACATTGAGTATGAGCCGTGTATCCTGCGCCTGACTACCGCGCAGCGCACGGCTCTGGTAGAGGCGTTCCTGGGCGAAATTGAAGCCGCGGGGTATTATGGTATCCTGTATGCGTCCTGCGATTTTATCCGCAACCGCTTAGACTACAAGGCGCTGTCCAAATACGATATCTGGGTTGCCCAGTACGGAAGCACATGCACCTGCCCGCTGCCGTATGGCATCTGGCAGTATTCCAGCCGCAACGCGCTGGGCGTGCCCGGCTACGGCACCAGCCTGGATTGCAACAGGGTATACAAGGACTATGAGCAGCTGATGATCCAGGCAGGCTTGCAGGGCCACACCGCGCCCACCCCGGAGGACACCACCCCCAACAAGCTGGACAAGCAGCGTATTACCATTGGCCGTATCTCCAGCGGCGACCGCGCAACCATTCGCGCCCTGTGCGAGGGGCTGGGGCTTATCTCCGCCGGCCTATACCGCGAAACCTGTGCAGATGGCAACCAGTGGATGCTGGACGTTGGGCCGGTATCCAGCGGCGACGCCTGGTACATCATGCGCAAGTGTGCAGAGCTGCAGCTGATTGATGCAGGGCTGTACAAGGCCGAATATGTGGAGGAGTGATTTGGTGGATGCTATTGTTGTTGCGCTGATTACTGGCGGGTTGAGCCTTATCGGCGTTATTATTACCAATCTTGCCGGGCAGCGGCGCACAGAGCAGAGGATGGCCACCGCGCAAGCCGTGACCGATACAAAAATTGAAGAGCTGACCCGTGAAGTCCGTGCCCACAATAATTTTGCCCAACGTGTACCGGTGCTGGAAGAACAAATCAAGGTTGCAAACCACCGCATCACCGATCTCGAGAACAAAACCGCTTAAACACGAATACATAGGAGGAAAAACTCATGGATTTTGCATCTTTTGGTATGGCAGGGGTGGCGGCGATTACGGTTATCTGCTACCTGGCGGCAACAGCGGTCAAACAAACGCCGCTTG